GAGTATGTGTATTAGGTACATTACCATTTTTTAATTTTGAAACAATATCTCCTATTGTTTGTAAAGTATCACTCAATACATCATTTTCATTTCCTTCGTCTTTACTAACCAAATCCATTATGTAAAATTTAAAGTCATATTGCAATTCATTATTTAGATATTGTGCATTTTCTATACTTAAATGACCTACTACATAATCTCTTTCTTTTGTTTCTATTTCCCATATATCACCAAAACTAAATGACATAATACCACTATTTTCGGTACATATATCTTCAAATAAATCAATTAGATTTTTAAGTGTTGCATTTTTATAGAAATTCCCGTTTGCGTTTATTATCGGCATAATTAGTTTCTGTTTTTCATTGATTCATAATCTTTAGAGTAACATAAAAAAGTAAAACATTCCTCTGCTGTCATTTTTAAAATTTGATTTTGTTTTGTTATATCCCCGTTGCTCATATTATATATTACTCCGTACCAACCCCATTTGCTTGCAAAGTCGTTTTGGTTTGCAAGTCGCCTTTCGTTTTCATCATCATTTTTTGTTCTTTGCTCAAATATAATTGCATAACGCTCTGATACTCCTTTCCTATAGTTAAAAAAAAATTGGCTGCCCCATTTGTTGTAGCCATACTTAATTTATCCCTAAACATCTGTGCCCTTTCAAAACATTCATCACTATTATATCCCTCAATAGCATATTTGGAATTTTTCTTGCCATATTTTGACTTTGTTATTGGTCTGTACAATATAGCCATTATGTAGTGCATATTTTTCCATATATCCTCTAAATAGTTATCCAAATCCACAAACTCACCAAATGTTATATCTTTTAAGTTTGGGTGGAAGCCATAATCAACACCATCAATATTTATTATTGTATTTAATGTAGTGTTCATTTTTTTACTTGACAATGTTTGTAATTGTACTTTAATTTTGTCAATATCTGTTTTCCTTATTTGTTTTACAGTATCAATTGGTAATTTGGTAAATGCACTTATTGCATACAAATCAATCAAATGTTCATCATTTATGTCCTTTGTATTTAACATAAAATCTTGATACATTCCAAGTCCTACTTCATTCCATTTTTCAGGTATTCTATATTCCTTATCTTTAACTGTTAATAACATAATTCAATTTGGTTTTCATTAGTAAATATAAATTTTATACATTTGGTGCGTATTTGTTAGGCATTTAGAGGGGTGGTTGGTTTTAATCATAATACTTGTTTCCCAACCCCCCTCTTTCCTTTTATTGCACATAATACTTTCCAACATTCGGTCTCAACTCATAATACATTCGCATCATTATTGCATCACTAAAATCCGGTGAACGACCAATAATTGCTTTGACTTTTTCCTTTGGCAGTATTGCTAACTTGCTATCCTTATCAATTTTATCCCTACGGACTTGTTCTAGCTCTTTTAAGACACTTTCTTTTATTTTAGGGTTGTTACTATTAATAAACATATTTCCGGCGTTTATACACTCTGCTAATTTATAGTAGCATTGTGTTTTTAAATTTACATAATTCTCATTATTGATAACCTTTCCATTGTTTTTAAATCCTCTACACTTTAAAATGTCTGTAACACCACCACCAATTCCATCATCATCTACGATTATGTTTGATAATCTTACATTTTGTGTTCTCTGTATGTCCTTTATTATATTACTTGCTTCCACAATAGTATTTGTATCTAATACCCTTATTTGTTCTGCTCGTAATCCATTCCAATATATAATGACTGTTTTGTCCTTACCAAATCTTGCAACATCACAACTGATATACTTTTCCCCACCATTCAAGTCTTGATTATCAAATAAATTTAGTATTGCATTATATTCGATTAATTTGTCCTCACTATCATCATATTCCCAATTACCGAACAATAACCTTTGTTTGCTTATTTCATCAAGTTTCTGTAATTGTTCCTCATAATGTTTACTGATGTGTATATTATCACTTGCTAATGATTGTATGAATTTACGATAATCCATCAATTCATTATTTTTATTAGGCAAATAAAATTCGTTGTACACCCAATTTTTTGCCGGGTTACAACTCATAAATAATTTTGGTATTAGATTATTCTCGTCAAGTTTATACCTTAACCTAGATGACAGTATTGTTTTGGCTTTATGTGTTATTTGGTTACACTCATCAACAAAAGCATATGTTAATTCAAGGGAACCTAAACTATCATAATTAGGGTCTGATGGATAATGAAACAAGTCTTTAAGCATTATTTCACTATCGTTATAAAATTTAATTATGTTACTACCGGCATTAAAATTAAAATCTTTACCACTTATAAGTTTCCATTCTTTACATATTTCAAAGAAAGTGTTAAGTGTTGTTTTTTTTAGATTGTCAAGTTTACTTCTACCGATTAAACATCTTATCCCTTTGTATTTTATACAAGAATAAATAATCCAAGCACAACCCAAATAGGATTTACCACCACCGGCACCACCACCGAATAATAATTCAGTTGTTGTGTTATCCAACAAGTATCTAAATGCTTTACTTTGTTTTGGTGTAAATTCACTTTCAATCCTCATCAGTTAATTTGATATTGATTTGTATAGGTTCCTCGCCACTTGTTAAATCAATCTTTTGTTGTTCATTCCAACCTAATTTTGTTTTTGCTGCGTGTATTACAACACTTGGTATTTTATCACTAACACATTCATAATACTTGCTCATAATAAAATCTTTTGCAAGTAATTCCATATCCTTTACTTGTTCGGCAAATACCTCATCTTCCTTTAACCATTTATAGTATGTACTTCTAGGAATGTTTGCACTTTTACAAGCAGTTGTTACAACTCCTAAACTATTTTCCAATGCTTTTAGCATATTATCCTTATTGTGTCTACTTTTGTCCACTTTTTATTTTTTTAATCCAATCCTCTAATGTGTATTTTGGTTTCCATTTCAATAGTTTTTTACTATCATTTTTAGGCAATATAGCATATTCTCTTTCCCCTCGTGGTTGTGCAATATATGTTCTTGTCCATTTAAACATATCTGCAATATCATTTATAGAATATTCTTGCTCTGAACTTAAATACCATTCTGAATTGTGTTTTTGTTTCTCTACTTTTAATATCCCGTCAATTAAATCTTTTATGTATGTAAATTGTCTTGTTTGTTTTCCGTTACCATATATTGTTAATGGTATATTGTTTTTGTATTGTTCCTCAAATTTACCAATGACTGTTGCATAATCTCCTTTACATATTTGGTTTTCACCATATACATTATAGAAATAACATATTTGATAGTTTATGTCATACCATTCTCCGTAATTCTTAATCAGTTCTACCATTTTACTTTTTACCCAACTATATGGACTTAGGTTTTCATTGTTTCCAAATTTACTACTTGAAGCACTATAAATTAATTTTGCATCATTTTTCCTACAATGCTCTATAACTTTAGTTGTTCCCATTAAATTATATTGGAATAACTTTTCTATGTCTTTAAATGACGGTACAACCCTACTATATTCTCCGAAATGATATACAATATCAAATGCATCATAATTATCAATATCCCAAGTATTGCCCTCATAATATGTAACACCATCTATATGATTTTCCTTTTTACCGGTGAAATAATTATCCAAAGAATATAAATCGTGTTGAGCATATTTTATATTTGTTGTTAATGCTCGTAATAAATTGCTTCCGATAAATCCTGCACCACCCGTTACTAATATCCTCATTTATATTTTTTATAGAATTTTTTTACCTTTTTACTTTTTATTTCTTTTACTTGTTTCAATTTTAATTTGTATTCCTTTTTTTCTATTTCATTCCAATCAATATCTTTTCTCCTTGCAAGTCCGTGTTTAAAATGTCCTTTCCAATTTACATAATGATGTGGCCTTCCATATCTTTTTATTGTTTTACAATATTGTGGCCAAACTTCCTCTAAACTTCTTGTCTTTAATACTTTTTTTTCAAATGCATTATTTTGGTACAATTCATCTTGGTTTCCACCTTTCATTTTAACCACTGTACTTGTTTTGTCAATAGCAAATACATTAAATAATGCTGTGCAATATCTATTATCTAATACTTGTAAACATAAATCCACATCTTCATTATATTTCATTCGCCATCTATATGGCATATTGTTTTTTATCAATAATGCAGAGTACACATGACAGTTTAAATAGAATGGTTTTTTGTCTGAACTACCCGGAACAACAAATGATGAATAATTAAATCCACTAATGTGTAAATTTAAATATCTGTCTGTAAATTCCTCAACACACATTAATGCTGTTTGTGTTTTACAAGGTATTTTTTTACCATTTTGTATTCTCCTTATACCTCTTATATTGTCGTCAAATATCCAATGTCTTTCGTGTCCATTTTTTATACTATGTTCCCAAGCAAAATTTCTTGCCGGATAACTCCCTTGACCTAAATTATCGAAATCTGTTTTTAATATATATTGTTCGCCTATGTGTTCGCAATACAAATCATATTCTTGTGGCTCTACCACTACAAGAAAATCAACTCCATCCTCTTTGAAAAATTTGGCTGTTTGGTGGTTTTCCCACCTACCCTTGGATACTATATAAATTGGGTATTTAGTTTTCATCTGTTAATAGTTCTCTCCAATTTAACCCTAATATATATTCTGCTTCTTTTGCAACAAGACAATCATTAGGTAGATTTAACCAAAAATCATTTTTTACTAGTTCACTTTTAGAAAATGCACTTTCGTGAAAATGTTGTACAATATAACTTTCCTCAATTATATGCCTAAAGTGTGGTAAAGGATAACCAAATAAAGTTGTTTTACCGTCAAATTTAGTTGGACTTTGTATGCTATAACATTTACCCCCACCCAACCAAGCAGGTACCGGACAAAATGCAATTGGTGGATATACTTTATATGATGTGTCTTTTTTCATTATATCTTTTAATGTCCATATAACATAATTCCACGCTTTTGAATTTTTTTTAGGTTTTTCCAATAAAGTATGCATTATTTTATGTGATAAACTTTCAATGTGTTTACTCATACTATCAGAAACCTTTACGGGAAATGCAGCCAATTCTTTTCCATTCCAACTTTTATCGTGTACTGTTAATGGTGGATGACTTTTACCCCATTGTGGTGCAACACCCCCATTTCGTTTTGCCGGCATACTTGCAAAATAACCACAATCAGTTGGTAATTTTCTTAGCAATACAGCATCCATATCTAACACAATACCATTTACTTGACTTGCATACTTTAATCTTACTGCATCAGATATATGTGCAATAGAGTGTCCATTTCGTAAAACACTATATGCTGTTCTTTTAGGAAAAATTGTATCAGCATCTAAAACTTTTACATTTTTAGGTAGTTTTTCATTTATTTTTTGATATGTAAAAAGTACCACATCATTATTTAATTTTTCGTGTGCTTTTAATGATAATTTATGAAATGCTGATAATTGTATTCTTTTATCACAAAACATATCATAATTCATTTCATCAGAGTATTCACTCCAAAATAGTATGTGTTTCATTATTCGTATTTTAGTGAATTAAGGTCTTGTCTATTATCGTATGGATATATTGTACTCCATACTCTATCAGATTTTAATGTAAATTCCATATTGTATTTTTGTGCAAACTCACTTCTATCTTTTTCACTATCAAAAGTAATATGTATTTTATATTCATTATCTTTTTGGTCAAACTCCGGCATACCTACCCATTCACTATTTTCATCACCGGTATTTACTTTTGCTACATCATCAGGGTTTTGCCATACCGGTAAAGCCCAATCGTCAAGTTTTGTAGTATCCCAATTCGCTAACATATTCCAATCCCATTCACCATAACCGACATTATCCTTTATGATTATTTCCTCACAAACCTCATCATAACTTTTTTTTTGACCGGTTTTTTTATGTGCTTCCCTATCATATATTACAACGGGTATTTCTTTTAGTCCGGCAACCTTACACGCTCTGTATCTCATATTCCCTCCTAAAATAACCATATTTTCATCTACGATTATTGGTCGCATATCCAACATTTGTGGTAAATCTTTTATGCTTTGTACTAATTTTTCAAATTTACTATCCTTAATAATTCTAGGATTGTTAGGATTTACTTTGACTTTGTTTATCTTTATTGTCTGCATAATTTTCTTTTTTATTATATAACTCCAATTCAAATTTTAAATGGTCAATAGCTTTTTGTATGTCTTGCTGTGCACTATTGCCCGGTTTTTTTCCCGCCCTTAATAGATAAGTTACTGCTGTTCCTAAATTGTAGGTTAATAAAAAATCATCTATAACCTCATGTGCTTCTATATGTTTAAATAAACCCGTATAATAATCCGGTGTATCCACTTTTGTGGATTGCTCGTATGTCATATTTCTTGTATAATCGTAATAGTATTTACTCTTTGTCAATTTTTTTAGATTTTTTTGTTTTCAATTGTTTAAAGTATGTATACATTGTGGATTTACACGCACCACAATTTGTATTTACACTATAATTAGTATTATGTATTTCATTGTATAAACTTGTCATCTCTGACTTGTAGTGTTGGTTTTTTGCAACACCGGTTTTTATACCTTCCCATACATAGTCTAATTTTTCTTGTTGTTCTTTAGTTAATTTTTTTGCCATTTTTTTTTATTTTAAATTACCATTTTCCTTTTGGACAAGTTTCTGTTTTCCAACTTGCCTTTGTTTCTACCGGACAACCACACACAGAACATTCTTTATGCTCGTGTATAAATTCCGGACAACGAGAACAACAATGTACTCTATCGTAATATGTTGTTTCGTTAACATTTTCAAATCCACTCAATACTCTCTTACTCACTGCCTTTAGGTAGTTAAAACTCTTGACCATTAGGCTTGCTCTGTCCTTTTTCATTTTTTCTTATCAATTTAATTATACCAAATGGTTGATACCCCTCTGTATATACAATATCAATATCTTGAAAATCAAGTTTGGTAATATCAACCCTATATTCTAACTCTCCATCAGCATTGAAAAATTCAAGAACGGGTATATGAAATTCAGTAAGATTGATTAATTCATTCAGATTCATCTATTTTATTTTTAATATGTTCCTTAACATTTTTTATTGTGTAGAATATACTTCTACGACTGATACCCGTTTTTTCTGATAATGATGTATATGTATATTTAGTTCCCTCGTTTGTTCCAAAATAATATAACTTAAAAAGTTCCCTATCATACCAATATATATCATCAAGAATTGTCATAATTTTTTCAATACTATTATCTGCTGTACTATTAGTAAATATAAAATCATCCAAATTAGTTCGTGTATAATCAATATGTTGTGTTCCGTATTTTTTTATTTTGTAATAAAATCTGCTCGTTTTAGAGTGATACATATTTGCCATAATTCTTGCACCAAAAAAAAACAACCTACCATTTTCTTTGATAGATTGTAATTCCTCTTTTGGATATTGGTACATAGCCAATATACATTCGTGCAGTAAATCGTCTGCCATTTCTGTTTTACATATATTCTTGGCTATGTCAAGTAGTTTGTTGTATTCGGAATTTGTAATATCCACGAACACAATAATATGTATTTTGCAAGTTAATTCGTAGTTATTTCCTAAATACTTATCAACATACCCATCTTAATAGGTATTTAACTTTGTCTTTGTATTCAGATATTTGCTCTCTTAAATCAGTAATGTTTGACTTGTATGTTTGTCTAGATAATTGTTGCATTTGTTGTGCTATGTCCTCACCAAGATTTTGTCCAAATATATATTGTTCCCCTTGTCCAAACATATTACATTTAACACATTGTGGTTTTACATTATCTTCGTGCCATCTTGTTGCACTATGTTTTCTGCTCATAAAATGTCCGGCTTGTATTTCTTTCCAATGTTTTTGTACACCACAAGTAAAACACTCAACCATACCATTATCATTAGCATTTTTTAATCTAACATATTGACTAAAAACTTTGTCTAGTTCCTTGCGTAATTTGGCTACTGATTGTTTTTTAGCCATTTCATTTTACTGAATGACTTAATAATATATCAGAAATAACCTTGTCCACATGTTTAATGCCGGTATAATCCATTTTTGGCTCAATTAAAGTATATTTACTAAACGATACTTTTTCGCCATATCTGTTTGTACTACTTACAAATTCACTTTTTATATGATAACCCTCATCTTTTAATTCGCAAATACGAGAGGTTAATCTCATTATTCCGTATTCTTTCATTGCTTCAAGTGCAGTTATACTACCTTTGTCATTAAAGTGTCTTAAAATTCTTTCTTTTTGTGTCATTATTTTACGATTTGATTGAGCCATCTTTTTAAAGAATATATTGCTCGGTTAATAAATGTTGTATTGAATGTTGATATTACATCCAATGTTGGTATTTCAATTATTAGCGTGGATAGTTCCTCATTTTCTACCATTTCTCCATCACCATTTACTGAATGTTCTATAAATACTGATAAGTGTGTAGTGTTTCCATCCACTTCTAATTCCTTTATACTATGTGCTTTGACATAAACTTGGTTTTTGTCGCCACTAAATTGTTTTGTTAATCGTGTCATAAGGTATATTTGTTAGTTGTTTTTCGTTTTGATTTGGTATATGTTTTTTGGCATTAATATAATAATTCCAATATGCTTGTAAACTACAATCTGTTTTATATTTGTCCGGCATACATTGTGGTGGTTGTGTAAATTCTCCTAATGGTATACCGATAGGTTCTAGTGATAATATGTCTTTACATTTAATCCAAGACTGATGGATTTTACCATATCTTACATAGTATTCTATGTTTATAGATACAAAATAATCGTATAACCAACGATATGTAGTAGCATTTAGTCTTGCCCATTGTGTGCTAGGGTGGTTATAATATGCTTTTTTGTAGGGTATGTAGGAATTGTCATAATTTAATTCCTCTGCATAATGATGATGTGCTGTACACAACATTTGTGCTGTTTCTAAAATCATTTTAACACAATGCTTGTTGTATAGGTATCTTGGTGCCTCTGTTGCATTGGAGTGTAAATAAAAGATGTTCATAATATGTTTTTTGTATTTGTTAATAAGTGTAAATATAAACAAAATCTACTTATCTATATCATTATTACCAATTTTTTTTGCTTTGTTTATTGTTTGTGTTATCAGTAAATCATTTTCCTTTGACCATTCTAAATGTCTTTGATATTCTTGTTGCACCTCTCCATCATATTTGAATTTTTTTAACCATACATTCCAATTTCTAACATTTACAAATCCACCATTTTCGTGAAATTTTATACCTTGCTCAAAGGCAAAATTCACTTTGTCCATTGTCATACTTGAATAACTTTTTACTAAATCATTAAATAACATTTGTGCCATTAATACGACTTGTTGTGTATCCGGTTTTTGTCCAAGCATTAAATAACTTTTACTAATTAAATCAACACAATCATTTTTTAAATTTGTTTGGTCGTGTTTGTATCTATTAAAAATTCTGTCTTTTTTATCCATTGTTCATAATGTTTCTTGCTTCTGCCCAAGTATTTAGTATGTTAGGTTTTTCTGTTTTTCCCATTGTTTTGGAATTTCTTTTCCAAGTTTCTAATCTCCGTTTTGTATCCCAAGTTCTTTGTAGTTCAAATTTCATTTTGGTTTTGGACTTGTTTGGTTCTGTCCAATAATCAACAAATTGTTGTAACATATCTTTAGGATATTCGTTTATATGATTATCCACACTCATTAAAAATTCTGCTCGTCTTGTTGTTAAATCTACTTTTGGTTTTTTATCCTCTACTTGATACTGATTGTACTTAACCACACTAATCATTGTAAATTTATTTGTGGTTTGCATATCAATATATTTCATACGCTTTAATTTTTTCAATCTAACATAAACGGTACTTGGTTTCATATATAATTCCTCACTTGCTGATATTCTGCCGGTGATAAATTGACCTACCTTAACCGGTATGCCATTCACTTGTGATGTTTTTCTGTTGGCTTTTAACAAACACCAAATAAATACTTTTAGCAATTCTGCTTCTGAAAACAATCCATTGTCAAGTATTTTTCTGTGTAGTTTTATCCAACCATTTAGCATAGTGTATCTATTAAATATTTTCGTTCCCTCTCTAATTTTTCTATGTGCATTTCAACTTGATATAATTGTTGATGTGTTCTATTTTTATGTTTCTCCCTTGCTACTGCATCACTCATTTCATAGTATTGTGAGCAAATTTTAGTGTATGCTTCGTAATAATCGGGGTAAATTCTTGCATCACTCATATAACCATCGTGTTGTTTCATATAATAATAACATAAACTCCTATCCCTTTTTAAGTGTTTTGGTACTTGTGATGGTAT